CCTTGAACTCCGGGGCCACGCCTGTCCATCTTTGCATCTAAGTAAGCTTGCAAAGAAGTATTTGGGCTTAATTGCTTTTCGGCAGTTAAACGACCAGACAACTCTTTTGCGTTTTTATCTAAGTTTAAACGTGGGTTATCAACGCCAAACTTAACTGCATCATCCTTTTCCTTGTCAGATACAGATCCGCCTTGGTCAAATTGAGTAAAGTCAGTGTCATCCCTACGGGCTTTCTTAGAACCCTTAGGCATTTTGCTTGGGAGAACGGCTCCCATTCCACGACTTGCCATCATTTTATACCTGCTACTTTCTTTGCCGCAGAGTCAACAGTGTCACCCTGATTTACCAGATTAACAATTTTATTAAGAACTTTTTCATCCAAATCATCCAAACCATAGCGTTTGGCCGCCATTACAAACTGATCGCCATCTATGAGAGCCGCAGGAAGTTTCCCGCCGTCAGCATAGCTTGACTTCTTCATGCCACTTGGCATTTTTGACTTTGTAATAGCGCCCATGCCACGGCTTGCCATCATGATTACTTCCTTTTCATCATCCCACCACCGCACATGGTAACCATTGTGCCGCGAGTTTTGCCTTTAGAGGCGATGCCATCTGCGGCACGGGTATAACCACCAGAAGCCATCTTCTTCTTGCGAGGAGCAGACTTGCCGTCAATATCCTGAGGCACAGGCATACCTTCACGGAACACTGTGTCCTTAGGAGGTGGAGTCTTTGGTGCAGGCTTCTTAACAGAAGGCGCACCCTCTGGATCCATGGGTGGTTGACCCATTTCAGCCTTGTAAATGCCACCTTCATTGTACTTTTTCATGATGCTTCCTTAGCAAATCTTGCCACGGGTCTTGCCTTTAGTGGCAATACCATCAGCACGTTTAGACGCAGAAGAAACCATCCCACCTTTTTGGTAAGGAACACCGCCACGACCACGAGCAGGATTGGCTTCTTTTTCACGTTTAGCGGCTTCACGTTTTTCAACAAATCTTTTTGCTCGCTCATCCATGGTTTCTTGACGGAGAGGAGGTTTTTTGTATTTATTTAATAAACGTGCGCTTTCATCACCTGTATCAGTAACTTTTGCCTCAGGTGGTTTAGCTGGTTTAGCTGGCTTATCCTGTTTAGCGGCAGGAGTTTTAATAACTGGTTGAGTTCTGGGGCCAGTATTCTCAATAATTTTATCTGCATCCTTTTCACCTTCGGCTACAGCACGATCTCTTGGTGAAACATAAGGTCTGTAACCTTCATCTTGAGGCCTATCAACAAAATCAGTTCCTGCTGAAATGTCTTGTTGCATTAAACGGCTTCGCTCCATTGCGCGTCTTCTAAGTTTGTCGTCTATAGCCGCATCATCTTCAGCGCCAATACTTACCTTGCGTGGAGTTAGCTGACTTGCTCCAGCACCAAAGCGTTTGTATGCCTCAGAGCTAGGATCGTCAATATTGCCCATGCGTAAACGCTGGAAAAAGCCTACATCATCACCTTTAGAGGCCTTAAGACCCGCTTCTTTAGCGGCGGCTTCTTTGGGATCAACTTCACCGCTAATTTCGCCGCCACCTTCGTAGCGTTTAAACTTCATAGGTTTTTTCATGATTAATCCTTAGCAGTATCTGCCGCCTTTAGACATCTTAACCATTGCACCTTTGGTTTTACCCTTTGATGCAACACCATCACGGCTAGGAGCCGCTGTTTTTACTGCGCCCATCTTAGATGGAGCCATGCCGCCTTTAGCAAGCTTGGTCATGGGTTGGCCTTTGTGCAAACGGCCTTCGTGTTTATTCACGGCCTTTTGCATCATCTTCTTATCCATCTTCACGTCTTTGTGTTTCATGTCGCCACCTTTAGAAAATTTACGACCCTTGTCAGCCGCTGAAAAATCTTTCCCCACGGACTGTGGGACTCCTGCTTTCTTGGCGAACGCTGGGTTATGAGCCACCGCTTCCATGAAATTATGTTGCTTTTTACTTACGCTCGGCATCATCAACCTTTTTGAATAAGTTGGTCAATTTTTGCTTCAAGCTTGTTAAAGCGTTGGTCAATGTGGTTCGTAATGCGATCCACTTCTGCTTGAGTAACGTTATCACGGGCAACCTCCTCACGGGTTTTGTTCAGGAGGATCGTGACACGAGCCAGTTCCCTGAACTTTTCATTCATCATGTAGCCAATCAATCCTAAAACCAAGGTTAGGACTGCTGACCATGCGGTGTTTAAATCTAGCATTTCCAAGCTCTAAGAGATTTGTTGATGCGTGAATCTGGGTCTTTGGCTGTCTTGGGAGATGTAAGTTTTTTCTTCATCCCTTCCATCCTCGCACAGAACGAGTCTTTGCGAGAGCCGCCTTCCGGCTGGGGAGGTTTCAAGTTCATGCCTTGCGCTTTGGCAGAGGCTCTTCCCTTGGCGTTTAAACCACCCTTCGGGTTCTTTCCTTCTTTTCTCGTCCATGCTGGTGATTTAGCCATTTACGACTTTCAGTTTGGAGTGATAGATATCTTCTAACATTGGCATAACAACTTCCTCACGGAAGTTACGTTCAAACACTTCTTGACCTACGTGGGGCAGGCTAATGTCTACATCTATGTATACGGTGAAGCCCATCTCAGTGGCTCTATCGCAGAACAAGTAGTCTTCACCGACATACTTGCCATCACGGATAGCAAAGTCAAATACTGCTGACATCTTCTCTGTCGGGGACTTCTCATAAGTCCACTCAGGATGAGCAAATACCATTTGCTCAATGACATGGCGTTGGATCAACATGAACCCTGTAGGTGCACGTTTTAAACGCATCAAAGAGCCTTTGAACTCTAGGTCGCCATTCTCATCATGATAGATATCTGCAAAGAACTTAGCGTCCTTGGCTCTGCGCGGGTATGCACCAGCAGTTATATCCATGCCACCACTTTGAGCCAGTAATCGCATGATGTCGTCTGGCGTGACAACCACATCAGCATCAATAAACAGAATCTCTGTGCAGTCTGTCTTTAAGAATTCGTGTACCAAGGCGTTACGAGCCATGGTAATGATTGAGCAATTAGACAAATCAGACAACGTGACGGACACGCCAAGACTCATTGCCTTGGGCATTAACTGCGCCAGTGCAAATGCAGTCTTGATGTTTAGCTTGCCGTCATAGGCTGGAATGCCTATAAACAGTTTGCGTCCCGTCAAAGTTGCCTGTTTTGTTTCAGCCATAGTACACCGTCAAGTGCGAGTTGGCAGGCATTGAAACATAAACACCATTGTTAAATTTAATGCCTTCACCCGGAATTGCTAATGAATCCAAGGCTTGGTTTGTTGAAATATTTAGTGTTAAACGAATTGTTCCACTAGCCGCGCTTGCGTTATCGTAAAACTCAACTTCACCGGCAGTACCACCCGGCGATATTGAATAACCTTTAACACGGGTTGGGCCTGCAAAAATAAGACCGCTTGCATCAATGTGCGCGGCTTTTACGTCGGTTTGCATCATAATTAATCTCCTTGTAAACGGGGGCCGAAGCCCCCTAGATCAATTAAGCAGATGCTGGGAATTGTGAGCCGTTAGAGTCAGCAACCACGTACATGATTGTGTACTGAACAGTACCAGCAGTCACTGCCGCTACAGTTGGAGTCATTGTGGCAACAATCTTTACATCTGTTGGGCCAACACCAATGCCGTTAGGTGAAGCGGTAGAAGCTACACCGCACCATGCGCCTAACTTAGCGGCGGCATTAGAAATTGCGGCACGACCAGCAGATGTAACGTCTGTAGCGGCCCAATACAAGGCGGCAGTTGTACCATCACCAATGCTTACGTTTGCGGCGGTAGAGCCTGTAAACGCAACGGTGGTATCAATAAAAATGTCAACAATTTGAGCGCCAGCAGGCAATACACAGATAGTGTCAGTAGTCGCAGAAGCGGCTTGACCTGTGTAGTTCTTTTTAAATGTTTGAGAAACAACGGTTGCACCGCAGTTTTCAATCGTACCGACAGTAGTGCCAGTTGTGTTACGGACAGTGCCCAAGAGCCAAGGGCCAAGGTGAGTTGCGAATCCCATGATATTTTCCTTCATGCAGTTTAGGTGTATCAATCTTGCATGATGTCTGCCGGGACAGTTTGATACACCGGAAAGCCCGGATTAACATGTTTATACCACTACGTTTAAACCAATGCAACAAAAAAGGGAGCCGAAGCTCCCTTTTTCTTTTCGTCGATTAGGACGAACCGGGCGAACCGAAGATGCCCAATGGATCTGACACGCCGAAGCTGTAACGCTCACGGGCTTTGTAACGAACGTTACCTGTGTCAAAGTCACCGTCCATGCCTGTAGACATGGGGGTACGCACGAAGTGCTTCAAGCCGTTAGGCACATCAGTCAACAAGAACCAAGCATTTGGGTCTGTCAAGAAGTGGTTAACGGTGTAGCCTTCAGGGATAGAACCGTTGTTCTTCAATGCGTTGATGTCGTTGTCGGTTGTGCCAACACGCAATTCAGTCTCAAGGAGACGAGTTGCAACGAACATCAATGAAGGAGGAACAACCAACTTCTTAGGCTTGGCGGCGATGAGCAAACTGCGCTCGTCTGTCCAAGCGGCAATTTGAATAACAGCGTTTTCCAACGATGTTTCATTCAAGTCAGCGCCTGTTGTAGGACGGTTGCTGTTAGTACCACCGGAAACCAAGGGGTGAGCAGTAGAGCAAAGCACCACGCCGTCGCCGTATGTTGGGCCACCTGTGAAGGCGTTGTTCAACACATAAGCGGCTTTAACCTGCTTGGTGTAAGCCATACCACGGGCCAAAGCCTTGGTATAACGTGAAGACAAAGAGTCATACAAGTTATCTTCCACAGCTTCCTCTGTGATGGAGAAGCCCATCGCAATGGTTTCGTGGGTGTAACGTGCAGTCCATGCTTCCTGTGCATTGTCATAAGCGATGGCAGAACCCTCGTTTTTGACCGGTGCGGCAGAGAAACCAGACAGTTTTGTCTCTTCTTCAAAGCTACGCTCAGATGTCTCTGTTTCGTAGATCTCTTTGTGCTCTTCGCCGTATTTAGCGTACTCCAGACCAAACAATGCGTTCAGGCCGGGGAGCAACTCTTTCAGTAGTTGTGCGCGTGAAATAGCCATGATTTAGCTCCTTAGATGCCTTCAGTATTGTTATACTGATTTGTGTTGAACTTAACGATGAACTCGTAGTAAGTCGTAGCGGCTACATTGGCATTGCCTGTAGCTGTATCGGCAACAACGTCGATCACGCGAACGGGAAGCGTATTGGTGGTAGCGGCGGAAGAACCGTCAATACCATAATACGAGTCACCTGTGGTGGTGGAGCCAACGTTTGCAACCAAAGCAACGTTAGAACCAACAATCGCACGGCTATAAGCTGTGGGAGTGGTAGAACCAACAACTGTGGCGCAGACTTTGAAAGCCGCCATAGGATCATCCACAACAAAGGCAAAAGCCATGTTTGTAGATGTTGAGGTCGCCGCAGGATAGTACTGCTGGAATGTAGGCTGGCTCAATGAGTTAGTGTAAGAACAACCAACCAAAACACCAACAATGTTTCCTGAAGTAGTAGTACTAGCGGCAACAATGTAGCCATTTGTATCAACTTTAACGGTATCACCGTTCAGGATTGCTGTTGCGTAGGCAGGCGCGATTGGGATTTGACGGATCGCTCCGGCGTAGGGTAGGCCGTCAATGCGATTGACTGGCTTAAAACCATACGTCTTGTCAATGGTAGGGTATGCCATCTATAGACTCCAAAAAGTTAAACACCTTTACCGAAAGTGACCGTGGACTTACGTTCTTTAAACATAGGCATCCTCGGATCGTTCTCTCGCATGTAAGTATTGTCTACCGACTGCATCTGCGCTTCCGCTTGTTGGCGGTAGTACGCATCACGCTGACCAGTAAACTCTACTGGGGTTTTGCAAAGCAACAAACCTCCCACTTCAATACTGTCTGGGAATTTCGCCGCCGTAGCATTGAACAGACGTATCTCGGGGTGATCGGAAGCCTTAACAGGTTCCCAGCCCTCAGCAAGCTTCGAGGAATAGTTCGTGGGGTCATCTTTCCCTAGTGACGCAATCCGAATCCAGCGAAACGCATAACCTTCCTCCGGAACGGGATCAGGTAGGAGTTTTGGAGGCATCCATTGTTTTGGACGTTCCATAACTTCGCGGGTACTCAGGTCACGACCTGTACGAGCAGATTTTTCCATTTTCATTTCCTCATTTCAATTGCAACCGCACGGGCATACTGTTCATTTGTCAGTCCTAACCGCTTGGCGAGATTCACTTGTGACTGCGTAAGTACGATCTTTTTAGGCGCTGTACTACGGGTTGCAGGTGAAACAACATTGGATTTGGTACGTTGAGGTTTCGCATCAACGGACTCCCCGGCTCCAATTTGGTCAGGGAATCTTTCGCGGATGTCAGTGTCTATACGTTTATAGTATTCGTCACTGCCAACCCGTACACCACTCTCCACAAGCTCTTCATGCAACCCTAAGGCGTATGAAGTCATCCGTTTGTTGCTACCGAACCATCGATTTTGGTCTTGCCATGCAGATAGTTTTTCGTCCACGGGTGCAGGCTGTGGAGCCTGTTGTGCGATTTGTACAGGAGTTTCTTCTTCCTGTAAAGGGGTAGGCCTAAAATTATTTACTTTATCTGCGCGGATCCTAGCGGTAGTGAGTGCTTCCTGAGCATCCAACAGCTTATCTGCATCCCCAGATTCATAAGCTTCCTTGTAGAGGCGTTTAGCCTCTTCAATTTCACTGGTAATAACTTTCTTAGCCTGCTCCAGTAGAACAGTTTGTCCTTGATTGACAGAGCCTTTGAGCTTTTTGTTCTCTTCGACCAAAGACTGGGCAAACTTAATTGCCTCATCTTTCTCTCGTTGAGCGGCTTCCTTGGCTCTGCGTTCCTCGTGGTAGCCCTTGGTAAAGTGTTTAAACCTATTCTTTACACTTTCTGAATAGGTTGCTAACTCTTCCTCCGTGGGATCCTGCGGGGCTTCAGCCATAGGCGTTCTGAACTTGTCTTCTTCGGGGGTATCGTCTACCACCTCAATTTCAGGTTCAGCTTCAGCCTCTACGACTTTTCCACCCTTACGGGAGTTTTCTTCCTTTTCATCAGGGAACTCAAATTCGGTCTTTTCAATTTCAGCCATGATTTCTCCTTAAGTTGGACGTTGAATGCCACGGGGGTCTTGAACCACCGCCTGCACCGAGTCGTCATTAATGAGTCTCCACTCCGTACCGTGAATCTTCATGCGGGTTCCCGTGTTAGGACGTACTAACACAAAGTCTCCCACCTTACAGGACGGGCCAGAAGGGAATCGGGCTTTATCTGCAAAAGCATCGGGGCCAATCTTGGCTACAAATAACACGGGGGATAGAAGCTCCTCGTGGTACATCGCAGTTGCAGATTTAAGGATCCCTGTTTCGCTGAACTCTTCTTCTGCTTTGGGAAGCATACAGAGGAGGTGGTAAGTGGCCGGATCGGGCACTTGTTTGGCTTTCTCTTCTGTGGAGGTGTTAAGCACTCCACTTAGATCCACCGCACTAACATCAAAGTCAGTCATCTTCATACTCTTTCGTTTTTCGCACAAGGTCAGCAATTTCATACTGCGCGGTTTGCAGACCTCGGATATTGCCGCACAGTTCTTTGTAGTGATCGTGGGATTTAGCACCACCCTCACTGACAATCTGAATCAACTGCTTGAGGTGTTCTTCAAGCTTCTTGTTTAAACTTTCAAGCAGAGGATTCATCATTCACCTTTCGGTTGGTTCTTCGCGTTTAGCATCATTTGAAGAAGCTGTTGTTTAGCCTGAAGATCCTGCTTCTGTTGGTTGTGAGCCAATGATTGCTGGTGTTCTTCCTGCGCTCTTGTCATCTCAGACTGATGCCTCATAGCTTCCATGGCAATTTCCTGTTGCTGGCGCTGTGCGGCCATGGCAGGGTCTTCGCCTTGTTTGGTTGCCATATCCTGCGCCTTGAGTTGCAGTTCTGCCTGCTTGATGGCAAGCTCTCCCTGAACCTTTTGAGCCTTGGTTTGGGCATCTTGTTGCTTGATCTGAAGCTCTGCCTGTTGCATCTGCATGACGGGGTCTTGCATCTGTTGTTGGGCTTGCTTCTGAGCCGCTTCGTTCTTGTTGATCTGAAGCAATTGAGCCGCCGCTTGTGCAACAAGTTTAGACAACTGAACTTCCACTTCCTCAGGCATCTCAATGTCTGGCTTGGGTAGAGTTGCTCCGAGGCGTTGCTCAATCTTGGAGCGGTACTGGAAGGCAATGTGTTCAGCTACGTGGGCCATGATTGCGGCCTGCATCTGTTGAGCCATGGGGTTTTGCCCCATTTGCCCCATGACCATGGGATCTTGCATCATGGATGTATGTACAGCAATGTGTGCATCATGATCCTGATAGATGAAGGCCTTGGTTGGTTTACCTGTAAGGAATGCCATGTTCTCGGAGATAGGATCTCTAGGGGTCATGTCATCATCTATAGGAACTAACTTGTCTGCGTTCTTGATACCTAGAACCTCAATCATCTGGCGGTGCAGGACTGGTAGGTTGTAGATCTGGGGAGCGCCTTGAGCCAACTGGATCACAGCTTGATACTGCATGATCCTTTGAGCCATCGTTGCTGAATTTGGGTCTGACACGGGGATCACATCCACCATGTCATAGTCAGCCCGTTTAGCCTGTGGCGTTCCTGCAACAGGTGTGTACTCATAGGACTCTGGTGTGTAGTCCCTGATGATGGATTTGAGCAGTTTAAACTCTTGCTTCATTGAATAATGAACACGAGCCTGAACCGCAGACATGGTCTTGAGTTGTCTCTCAAGCAAGGCCAAAGTTGTACCTACTGGGGCGTTGGCAGACATATCGCTGATGTTCATATCTGCGATTGATCCGAGCCTACGTCCCTCGTCTGTAATCTGGTTTAAAAGAGCCAAGAGAACCTGCGAGGGTTCCTTGTATGGCAGGGCCATGATGTTCTCTTTGACCGATCCACTGGGTACGTCCACATCTCGGAACTCACCGGGATTGATTGGGGTATCGTCGTCCTTAATCCGTAGACCTCGGGTCTTCAATCCGCCGGGCAGATTAGACAGAGTTCCAGCATCTACTAACTGACGAATGATCGATGTGCCTGCACGGGCGTAGCCACCGATCAAGTGAATCAATCCAAGGCCATAAGCACCGAATCCGGGTACGTAGGTGTACTGGACAAAATGCTGGCGCTTTAAACGGTGCTCATCATCCTCGTCCCAGTTACGGCGGATAGCAAGAATTTTTGTAGTCCCACGCTCCAAGGTAACAACGTAAGGAAGAGCGATACCGTCTTCATCTTCATAGCCCGGTAAGTCATAGTCTACGTGGATCTCATAGATCTGGTAGCGGTCGTCATCGGACAGGTTGTAACCTTGGTCTTCGGCCTTCTTTTTCTCAACGTCAGTGTAGAACTGGAGAGGATCGCCAAGATCCTCATCTACATAGAATCCAGAGACTTGAAGCTTGCGGATGTCATTCTTGGTCTTACGCATGATGTGCGTAACACGCTCGGATGTCATGGCGCTAGAGGCTCCATAAGGAATGATCACATCTTCTGCTGGGATGAAGATGGATGCCTGACGGCCCATGGAAGGATCGTAGTAGACCTTCTTAAAGGCCGCTCCGGCCAGACCTAAGGAGTAGAGCATACGTTCGTGCTCAGGACGGTACTCAGGCATACCTTCCGTGAGCTTGTAGTTCATGTCATCTCTGACACGCTCTGCCGCCTCTTCTTTAAGTTTATCAATTGCGCCGATGATCTCGGTTTTGACCGGGCCTTGAGCAGGGAAAGTCTCAATAATAGTCTCACTTTGGAAACGGACAGCGGCTTCTGTAAGGACGGTCGAAAATACGCCACAAGCGCCCAGCCAAGGTTCTGTTCGTTCCTCATATTTCATCCCCAGTACATCTAAACCTTTGACATACATATCAACCCAGTCTTTTCTGGAGTTGATATCTGAGTCCACCATTTCAATCAGATCACTGGCGATCTTTGCAAGCTCACCCTCATCCATGTACTCGGCAAGGTTGTCACCAAAGCCTTCTTCATTTTCTTCGGGCATGAGATCTATCTCTGTGCCGTCCATGTTTAAACGCACACCTTCGGGATTCTCTATTTCAATCTCAATGACTGGCGTGTCGTCAAGCTCTAGGTCGTTTAAACCCATTGGGGCTTGGCTCAATGATTGTTCAATACTCATAATGTTCCTTAGTAGTAGGCTACTTTTCTGCGGTAATTTATAGGCTCATCTTCTTCATCTGAGTCGATGGAAATGAAGCCCCCCAGTCGAAACCGCATCAAAGCCTGACTGCTTGAGTCCACAAGGTCGTCGTGATCTCCGTTAGGGAAGGAAGCGAGTTCATCCATCACTTCTTCTGCCCATCGGGTGTCAGGACACCAAACCATGCCGGACTCAAACAAAGCAGAGATTGCGTTTACACGCGATATCTTATCGTTTCCTTTACCCGGCGTATACTCTGCGATAGGAATTCCCATCTTCCTCATCTCATAGATCAAAGGAGCGCCAGCCGCTCTCTTCTCAATGATCAATGTGTCTGGTTCAAACTCTTTGTAAAGATCTAAAGCTCTGCGTTTGAGTTCAGGAAACTCCATACGCTCCTTCATTGCATCCAGAAGGATGATGTTTGGCTTTAAATCACCAGTTTTGTTGGGGTGTTGGAAGACACCCCATGTTGTACAAGCTGAATAGTCGGCCCGATTGTTCTTTTCAAATGCAGTATCCCAAGATTGGATGATGTATTCGCAGGAAGGAGGACGTTTCTCCTCCCAGATCTGCCAATGTTCCCGTTTAACAATCGCACCTTCTTCAGATGTAGGGTTTTGTTGGTACTGGGCTTCCCATTTAGAGACTGGAAGCTCAGATTTCAGGGCTTCTAGGGCTGTTTTAGACCAGAAACCGGGCCAAAGAGGGTTTCCATTGGGCATAATTGCCGGGAAATCAATGACTTCCCACTGATCTACGCCATCTTTGCCTGAATTCTTGAGGATTTGGCCTGTCAAATCCCTCTTAGACCAGCGAGTCATCACAATAATGATGGCTCCGCCCGGCTGGAGACGCTGACGAGGGCCAGATGTGTACCACTCATACACATTATCAAAGACTGCGGGGTTGCCCTGCTTGGCTTCCTGCTCAGAATGGGGGTCGTCAATGATTAAGAGATCTGCGCCCTTACCTGTAACAGCGCCGCCAACACCGATAGCAAAGTAATCGCCACCCAAATGAGTGTTCCAGCGACCTGCGGCCTTTGAATCGCTCGACAGCTTAGTCTGAAATACTCTCTGATACTGTTCTGAAGAGACAAGATTCCTAACCTTTCGTCCAAAGCCTGTAGCAAGTTCTGCGGTGTGGGCAGTCTGAATAATCTTCTTATGTGGGAACTTCCCCAAAAACCACGCAGGTAAAAGGAAAGAAGCAAACTCAGACTTGGTATGCCTAGGAGGCATGTTGACGATTAACCGTTTAAGCTCACCTCTAGCCACTCTCTCAAAAGCATCTGCCATCACCTTGTGATGGCTTCCAGAGATAAAGATAGGCCACATCTGGGTAACGAAGTACAAGAATGATTCTTTGGATCTTTCAACCTTGTCCATCTCTAACAAGGCTTGGATCTTGGCTCTGTTCTCTGGAGAGGCCTTAGGAGCCATCGCCAAATAGTTAGCAATCTCTGCGTGGGTGAGGAGGCTCATAGGGATGCCACAGCCTTAACAGAAGTATCCACTAACTTGATTGAATGAAACTTATATGGACGGACGGTCAGGTGACCGTCTTCCTTCAGTCTATGGACAATCCTGTGGACATTTGATTTAGAACTCAATCCTATCCCCTTGGCAATAACTTCATAAGACGGCGGTACACCATGCAACCTAATGTATGCACGGATGAAATCCAAAACTAACTGTCGTCTCTTGCTCATGCTTCGCATTTACTTCGTAATCATATGAGGGCACACTGCCCAGATCAGCGACTAACAGTCCGGTTGGGTTGTCATCCACAATGTGCCTTCATATGAAGTCGGTGACCGGTGCTGATCTCCGGCTTGTTGCGATTCTCCCTGCTTAAGCAATCGACGCAATCCTCGCATCCGCATCAGCCTGCGTTTACACCAACATCTTGAGTTTAAACGCATATGCGAACGTTCGCAAGAGGTAATTTGAAAAATATATATACCCCCGGGGTGTTTGATTTGGAAATGAAGGGGGGGTGTTTCTGGGATATTCGTTTGTGTGGATTCGAGCGTAATAGACGGAGGGGTGTCGCATCGTGCCAAGTGGCTATCGGGGGGCGGTGGGGTCAGCCTGATCTACGTTTACACGCACCTCATGCACCTGTGCATCTGGCTCTGGTTCACTGTTTAAACGGGTCATGCTCTTGGCCTCTACGTCTAGCACTGTAGCCTTGGCTTGCTCCATAAGCTTCATGTGTCCTGACAGTTCTCGCTTCAATTGGTCTGCGGTGATCACTGCTTTGTCTGTCACCTCTGTAGGTGTAAACAGGCCACAGGCTTTGCCCATCAGTTCTAAGGCTCTCAGTCGAGAGGACTCTGTTTGAGCGTCCTTGCTCAGTGCAAGCAGTCCCTTCAACACATACCTCTTACTCGCTGATACATCCTCCGACAGGTGTTCTATTGTCTCTGCCCATGCATCCTTCAGAGCATGTTTCACCCTTGGGTCATTCATTAGCTTGTTGGCTGATGCACTGATGCTTGCATCTGATCCAGTGTCATTGGCATATGCATCCCTATAGGCTTGCCTTAGGCTTTTCCCTCTGATAACGCCCTGAGTGAACATCACTTGCCTTGCACTTAATGGTTTAGGTCTTGGGATCTCTGATCCCTTAGGTCTACCATCTTTCCTTAGCTTAGGCTCTTGTGCGGCATGGGCTAACTGTTCCGCTTCGCTAAGGTCTGCGAGGCCGTCATCACCCTCCCACTCCCCGTCATGTTGCAGTGCATCATCCAACTCCCGCCTGTACTCATTCGCATTGACCTTGCTCATGTTTAAACACCCCCAAATGTTAGTAACCGCAAACATAGCCATACACTCATGCATGGACACCCACTGTTCCCATTATACAGGTTATCCACAGGTTATCCAAGCCTGTGGATAAGTACAAAAGTTATCCACAGGTTATTCATTTTGGTGCAGTTAGGGTTTTCCCACGTTATCCACAGCAGTCTGAAAGTTATCCACACAAAATGTGGACAAAACAGGGGTAGTTATCCACAAAATAAGGGTAAACCCTATGGCCTCTAGAATCGATTTTAAGACCCCTACAAGCGTCCGTTTTGGTTTTAAGCACCCCTACCCTACCCCAACCCGTTTTGAACGATCCTGAGCCGTTCTGAGCGTTTTTTAATACTTTTGGTCAGAGTATTACTTTGCCCTCAAAGTGAATACTTATAACTACTTAGGGTTTGTCCCTATAAAAATAATTGTGTTTGCCTGTCAACGAATACTAGTACACTAGCGTTGAACCACCTGTAAGCACTAGTGTTTACACGTTACGGGATTACCGCTTTGATCCACTGACCCGTGAGGGCAAAGAACAGTGAGTAGTGCAGATCCTCCAACCTAGTAGGTGATCGGACTTACTAGGGCTAAGAGTTTAGCCTGTAGCCCACAGGGCTACGGGGTGCGCTTTTGCACCTATATATAGGGAAAACAAAATGAAACGTGAGTACATCAAAGCTTTTAACGAACTTAAAAAACTGGGTTGCCCAGTGTTCGAGCGTGGTGACCATGCGGGTAGATTCCTGATCAGCGCAGAGGAACCCGAGTCCTACAAGTGGGCAAGCTACTACAACGAATACAACCAATGGCAAGGTGATGACGTTAACCCCGTGTTGATGAACATCCTTGCAAAGAACGGCCTGTTCTGTGAGTGGGAAAACCCCGCTTGCTTAATCGTTTTCCCCGCTTGAAAGGAACACCATGTACACCGCACAAATTGACCGCCATGGCAACATCATTGTTTGCAAGGGTGAAGTAGAACGCTCAGGCTATCAGATCTTTTGTTGGGGCACGTATAACGATTGCCTTAACCGCAAGGTCAATCCCCCCTCTGAGCAACCCGCCCGTTGGCATACACGTTCCAACGGCCAACCCCTCGACACCGAGGAATGAACTGTCAGCGTGATGCACCTTGCACGGGTGCATTGCAGTGCTAGTTCGCACTTCCACAGAGAGATCAACATCATGAAACCTATCACCTACATCAGTGCCAAGGATGGCAAAATTTCTTTCCACAATGCGGATCACCGAGTTGCAACCGCCCAGTGCCCTCAGGGCATTGCCCATGTCATCGTTGCCCATGACGTTGACTTGTTGGCTTTGCAAACCGATTCCTCAGTCGATGCCAAGGCATGGGCATTGTTCAATCAGGGTGTAGCTGAGTCCCTCACTGCTTAAGTTTTGACTGTGATGCCCCCTCG